TAAACTTTGGTTATCCGAGCAACTTGGTTATAATTGCGGACCTGCCAGTATAGCGCCCAAACTATCTGGTCTTTATATTATTCGACCTATCATGAATTTATCTGGCATGGGCGTCGGTGCAAAGAAAATATGGATAGACGCAGGAGACTATTCAAAAGTACCACCTGGTTATTTTTGGTGTGAGTGGTTTGATGGGGATCAATATTCTGTTACATATCATTGGCAAGAATGTTCTACTGGATGGAAGCCAATATCTTGTTGGAAAGGTATTAAAGAAGATGATAATCTTTCGAAATTTACAAAATGGGTTAAAACTGATTTTTATCCAAATATAGGGATAATGTTTCATGAATTAACAGGCGTTGAAAAAATTAATGTAGAATACATTGATAATAAAATAATAGAAGTGCATCTACGAACATCACCTGATCCAGACTATAACGAATTAATACCTGTTTGGAAAGGCGATGAAGAAGTAGTTGACAAATATACAAAAATAGGATATAATTATATTATTAGTTACGATGACGCTGAAGGTTTTTTAGATCTTCCTCGGATCGGATTTTTAGTCAAAAATTAATGAAAGGGACGATATGCTTTTAAAAACACTCTTTAAAGAAAGTGATCACGGTCAATATCGTGCAGAAATACACCAAGAAAATGATACGGATTTTCGTGTAGAATATTACAGCCCAGCTGGAAATATTAAGCGAATGCAATACAATAACTCATCTGTACTTTTTGTTGAAGATATGGCTTCTAATTGGCTTAGTTCAATTAAGGTACTAAACGGATGATAGAAACACAAACTCCCGAAAAGATACATTTTGAAATTTCAAAAATGCTTTCTTCAGGTGTTTCTTACATAGATGCGTTGGTAGAATACTCAAAAACAAAAAATGTAGAAATTGAGACTATCGCTGAAATAGTGAAAAAATCAGTAGTAATGAAAGAAAAAATTAGATCTGAAGCAATTAATATGAAATTGGTGAAAAAAGACAAAAATGACAATAAACTATGCGACTGAAGATGCATTTCGTGTTTATGTCGATTACTTAGCACTAAAACGACATTTTACCACTGATTCATACGATTATAAAAAATATAATGGTAAAGTCAAAGCATCGTTCGAATCATTTCAAACGAGAAACGATGCGTTTTTCTTCTATAAACTTTCAAAAAATAAAGACTGGCATAATATAATACTTGCCAATATATTAAAAAATCCCAACGGCTGGATAAGAGAAATGTTGGAAGAATCTGGAGAAACTATCTTTGCCGAATGGGAAGGAAGAATTGACTCTTTGACATATACGTTCAAAGACGATTTATCAAGATTAAAAGAGAATTATCCCGAGAATTTTATTCCAAATAATGGGCAGCACCCGCATATAATGACGCTATATTTGCAAAAGAAAATATCAATTGAGACATTTACAATTTTGGCAAATATATCAAACATTTATGACCGCTGGTCAAAAGAAATAGTTGACAAAGTAGTAGCTCGTGATATTATAAGACTATCCAAAAAGTATTATCCATTTTTGGAAATAGATCGAAAAAAATTTTCAGAAATTGTCAAAGAACGATTTTTCGGATAATAAATAGACTCGTAATGTTAATACATTGCGATATATTGTAAAAAACTGTACATACAACGCTATACAAGGAGAAATAATATGGCTGTAGATTTTCAATCACTAAAAAAGAACCGTTCAAAATCACTCGAGAAACTGAACGAGCAGCTCACAAAAATTACTTCCAAATCATATGCCGATCCAAATGAAGGCAAGTATTGGAAGCCAACTCGAGACTCAGCAGGAAATGGTTTTGCGATTATTCGCTTCCTAGACTCACCTCAAGGTGAAGATATGCCATTCGTGCGTCTGTGGGACCACGGCTTTAAAGGGTCAACAGGTCTTTGGTATATCGAAAATTCTCTTACAACTATCGGTCAACCTGATCCTGTATCTGAACTCAATTCTAAACTATGGAATATGAATAATGATGACGGTTCACAGGAGCGTAAACAGGCGCGTGATCAAAAGCGCAGACTTCATTATATCTCTAACGTCTATATTGTTAAAGATTCTGGTAATCCAGAAAATGAAGGCAAGGTATTCTTGTTTAAATACGGCAAAAAGATCTGGGATAAACTCAATGATCTTATGAATCCTTCATTCGAAGATGAAAAGCCTGTTAACCCATTTGATCTATGGGAAGGCGCTAATTTCCGTCTGAAAATCCGTATGTTTGAAGGTTATCCAAACTATGATAAGTCCGAATTTGATTCACCATCTGCATTCTTTGAAGATGACGATGAAATTGAAAGAGTCTGGAAACAATCACATTCTCTCAAGGAAGTCATTGATCCAAAGAACTTCAAAACATATGATGAACTAAAGGCAAAACTTCACCGAGCACTTGGTATCGCAGGATCTGATGCTGATGTTCGTTCTAAAGCGTCTTCTTCAGCTGAAGAAGATCTATATGAAGAACTAGATATGAGCAAGGTACAGACACCTAAAAAGGAAACACCTGCACCCTCAATGAAAGAACAGGCATCTTCTGTCGAAGATGACGATGATCTAGAGTTCTTCAGAAACCTTTCAAAAGGCTAAAATTTAAAATCAAAGAGTGGAGAGGGTTAATTCCCTCTCCCAGTTAACATTAACTCGATTCCATCGAGCTTATTGTATACTTTAAAGTAAAGGATATACAAATGAAAAAAGAGGACAAAATAGAAGACTTTGATTTTGGTTTTAGTTTTGCTGACGAGGAAGTTGAAGAAGTTAAGGAAAACTTAACATCTATTATTCGAAATGATCAAGAAAAGATAGAAGATCTGGAACACAGGTTAAATCTTTTATACTCAGCAATTGTGCCATTTCTGGATAATCTATGCAAAAATCCAGAAAAGTCAACAATACATTGGCCAAATAGAGTTGAAAAAATACAAGAGTATAACAGAAAATTAAAACTAATAGTAGAAGGAAAAGCTAGATGAGTCTATTAGATAAAATGCTAAAAGCAGGAAATATTAAATCTGCTTCAGTACTTTCCAAATCGTCGTTTTTTAACGCAAAAGAAGTAATCCCTACAGATCTTCCTATTTTAAATATTGCATTCAGTGGTTCCCTCGAAGGTGGTTTACTTCCTGGTCTTACAGTTGTTGCCGGTGCTTCAAAGAGTTTCAAAACCATGCTTTCACTTTATTGCATGAAAGCGTATCTTGATAAGTATAAAGATGGTGTTGCTATCTTATACGATTCTGAATTTGGTATTACGCCAGATTATCTTGAAAGTTTTAACATTGACATCAATCGAGTCATTCACATCCCACTTGAAAATGTTGAGCAACTGAAATTTGATATTGTTCAACGTCTAGGTGAAGTTGAAAAGAAAGATAATGTATTCATTATGATTGACTCTATCGGCAACCTTGCTTCCAAGAAAGAAGTTGAAGATGCCGAAAATGAAAAGTCAGTTGCTGATATGTCACGTGCAAAGAGTCTGAAGTCTTTGTTCCGCATTATCACACCACACTTGACCACGAAGAATATTCCATGTTTGGCTATTAACCATATCTATCAGGAAATGGGTCTTTATCCAAAGGCTATCGTTTCTGGCGGTACTGGTATCTATTATTCAGCAAACCAAATCTTTATTATCTCCAAATCACAGGAGAAAGATGGAACTGAACTTACTGGTTTCAAATTTACAATTAATATCGAGAAATCTCGTTACGTCAAGGAAAAATCAAAGCTTCCATTCAATGTGTTCTTTGATAGCGGTATATATAAATGGTCTGCTCTATTTGATATTGCGCAAGAGTCTGGTCATATTATCAAACCAAAAGTTGGTTGGTATCAGACAGTCGATATGGAAACCGGTGAAATCTCTGAAAAGAGTTATCGTGCAAAAGATCTGGAAAGCAACGATGCGTATTTTGAAGGTCTAATTAAAGACAAGGTATTCAAGGAATATGTCGAACGGAAGTTCAAATTGACCGGTGGTGCCGGCGGTAATACCCAAGTTCACGATGATGACGAAGAAGAAGAAGTTGACATCGACGAATAAGTATGTTATTATGATCTAATACTGCTCTGATCATTATTGGTCAGAGCAAATTTGTTTCCGAAAGAGGTGGTGTATGCTAGAAAAAACAATTATTTCCAATCTATTATTTAATGAAGAATTTTCCCGCAAAGTTTTCCCTTATATCAAGGATGAATATTTTGATGAAAACACTCACAAAAAGATTTTTTCTACTTATTCTGAATATGTAGAAAAGTATAAAGAACCTCCGTCAATTGAAGCGCTTAAAATTTCTATTGACAAGCGGAAAGATTTGAATGAAGATGCATACAAAGAAGTGTGTAAATCAATTGATGAACTTTCAATTGATGCGACTACAAACCAGGAATGGCTTCTACATGAGACAGAAAAATT